GGCGCCCGTACGCGGTCCACCGACCAAGACGACGACGTCTGCTGGCGCTGCCGGCGACCGATTGGGGATGACCGATGACGATGATGCTCGATCTCACCAAGGGCATCCCGAATACGCGCGACGCCTCGATGACGTGGATCAAGTTCATGGGGATCGACCCCAACGACCCCACGACGTTCGGCAACCTGCGCGACTACGGAATCGCACTGCAGGACGAGCCGTGGGTCTACAGCTCGATCATGAAGACCGCGACCGCCTGCCAGAGCGTGCCACTGCGCGTCTACCAGCGCCAGGGCCAGGATCTGATCCCGGTCGAGCAGATGGAATCCGGTCCCCTGCTCGGCCCGGCGCAGCGATACCAGCACCTACTCGACTGGGTCAACCCGATCGACATGACCGGCGACGACCTCAAGGCTGCGACCGCGGCCAGCTGGTTCCTGTACGGCGGGTACTACATCAAGAAGGTGCGCGGCCTCTATGGCGGCGAGCCCCAGGAGCTGTACTGGCTGGCGCCGCCCGACGTGCAGCCCAACTCGGTCGACGGCCGCACGGTCACGACGTACAGCTACCGCCCGCAGCGCGGCGCGATGCAGGACATCCGCCCGCCCGACATGATCGTCCATCGGCGGTTCAACCCGAACGACCCGCTCACGTTCCTCAGCCCGCTGTCCAGCGTGCGCAACGAGATCCAGGTGCAGATCAACGCCTCGATCCACACGAGCGCGCTGCTCAAGAACCACAGCATCCCGCCGATGGCGATCACCGCGGCCAAGGGCGCGGAGCTCACGACGCAGGACGTAAGCCTGCTGACCAAGATCTTCCGCGCCATCAAGGGCCCGACCGGCGCCGGCAAGACGCCGATCATTCCGGTCGAGATCGAGGTCAAAGACCTCTCGGTCCACTCGCTCGACGCGCAGTACATCCAGGCGCGGGAGATCGCGCGCAAGGCCATCTGTGCCGTGATCGGCATGCCGCCCGTCGTCGCCGGCGACGACGACAAGACCAACGTCTACGGCAACTGGCGCGACGCCCGCAAGGCCTGGTGGCAGGACACGCTCATCACGTACCTCGACGGCCAGGCCACCTGTTACAACAACTGGCTGACTCCCGACTTCGACCCGACCGGCCAGCTGGTCGTGGGTTACGACTACGGCCAGATCGAGGCGCTCCAGGAGCCGTGGGCGACGCAGGTCCAGGGCCTGATGATGCTCCAGGACCGCGGCGACGTCGTGGGCAACGAGGTCCGGGCCCGGCTCCGGTTGGGCAAGCGGACCGAGTGGGGCGACCAGCCGATGCCGCTCGCCAAAGTGGCGCTCAAGGGCGACGCCTTCCCGATGACCGCATTGGGCACCGGGATGTTCGGCGTCGAACCCGTGCCCACCGCGCCGCAGGTATTCGAGCCCAGCGGCCTGTCCGAGCCCGGGCTCCCGGACACCGGGGCCAGCGCCCGAGCGGCACAGAAACTCGCGGCGTACGGCCGCGACCTCTACACGCACCCGGCGGTCCGGGCGTATCTCGCCGACCGATCGGCTCCCCTCGATGCGCAGTGGCTGTTCGGCGAACCACTGGCGCCCGCCCTTCGCGCCGTGATCGAGACGGGCCTCGCCCGCCGCTATTCCGCCGAGCAGCTCGTCCGGGGCGTCCCGGGCGAGAAGTTCGCGGGGTTCCAAGGAGTTGAGCGATGACCGAGATCCCGCCCGTCCGATTCGCTGAGGGTTCCGACGACATCGTCGAGGGCCTGGCCGTTGCCTTCGGTGGCCCGTTCCGCGGCAACAGCGATCTGTACAAGACGCGCTTCGACAAGGCAGACCTGCATCTCGACTGGTTCACCGAGCGTCCGGTGCTCTACCACCACGGCCAGGACCCGACGATCCGCGCGTCTGTGATCGGCGGCGTGAAGACGGTGGACATCACCGACTACGACGATGGCACGCGGAAGGGCAAGTGGATCCGCGCGCAGCTGGACAAGCGCCACGAGTATTTCGACGCGATCCGCAGCCTGGTGCGCGATGGCGCGCTCGGCTGGAGCCACGGCACGCTCGACTATCTGATCGAGTACGAACCGGCGGCCCGCGACGGCACGCGGAACGTGAAGAGTTGGCCGATCGTCGAGTTCACTCTAACCCCGGTCGAGGCGAATCCCGACGCCTTCGCCGTGGCCATGCGCTCGGCGGACGAGGCCGTGCTCAAGATCCTCGGCACGACCGACGAAGAGCTCCGCGCCAAGGCCCCGGCCAAGCGCGACGTTTCGGAGTCGTCCGCCGACGCGAGCATGGGCGCGAACGTCCTGGCACAGATGATCGCGATCCTCGGCGACGAGGCCGGCGAAACCGATCAGATGGCCATGATCCAGGGCGCGATCGACTCGTGGTCGCAGTGGCTCGCCGCCGAGACTGCCGAGATCGGCGGCCCGGGCGACATGACGCAGATGCCCTCCTACTACTCCGCGAACCGCGCCGGCGCCCGTAACGCGGCCGTCGACCAGGGCCATATCAACGCCGCCCACGCCGCGGCGCACACGATCCTCACGCAGACCTCAGCAGCCGGCGCGACGTGCGACGACTGCGCTCCCGGCTCCGGTAAGCCCGCCGCAGACGGCGAGGCCGACGGAGACGACTCCGAAGACAAACCCGACGACGGCGACACGGCTGCTCGCTCCGCAGACCTCGGACCTGTGGTTTTCACGGTGATGGGTGACGCGCAGGCATCGGCACGTAGCGCCTGGCTCAGTGAGGCCGAGAAGATCGGCCGCGAACGGGCAGCGGAACTCCGCCGGCCCTAGTTTCTCCGGCGGCCGTAGCCGCCAGCCCATTCCCCAACCCGAGCCCGCCGCAGGCGGGTTCTTTGCATTGGAGAACCCTCATGGCTGAGATGACTCAGGCGCAGCTCGACGAGTACGTCGACAAGCGCGCTCAGGCCCTGGTGGCGGCCGAACTGCCCAAGGCAGTCGAGGCCGGCATCGCGGCCTTCCGGGCCAGTGCCCCGGTGGACCCGGCCTCGCGGCCGGGCGGCTCCGCCGGATCGATGGTCAACCTGCACAAGCCGGTTGACTTCAGCTACGTCCGCACGATCAACGCGCTCCGCGAGCACAGCTGGCGCGGCGCCGAGCTCGAGCGCGACGTGGTCCAGGCCACGTCCGAGATCTGGAACATCAAGCCCGAGAAGGAGAAGCGGGACCTCTCGGACTCCGTGATGATCCCGAGTTCCCTGTCCAACTGGCGCACCACGCTCCAGAAGGCCGCGCTGCATCCGGAGATCAACATCCCGGCGTTCCGCGCGGCGTCTGAGGCTTCGACCGGTGCCGGCGGCGCTCTGGTGCCGCCCGAGTACCTCCAGGACCAGTACACCCTGTCGCTCCAGGGTCCGGTGGCCTTCGTCAACACCCCCGGTGTGACGGACATCCCGGTCAAGAGCAACTCGGTGTTCTTCCCCCGCGAAACCGTGATGCCGACCTCCGGCGCCTACGCCGAAGCCGCGACCATCACCGAGAGCGATCCGACGTTCGGACAGCAGAACGTCATCATCAAGAAGCAAGCCGCGCTCAACCAGTTCAGCAATGAACTGCTGGCGGACGCGATCCCCGAGTATGAGCAGGAGATCTCCAAGTCCCTGGTCCGCTCGCTGACCCTGTATCAGGATCAGCAGTACCTCGAGGGCACGGGCTCTGGCGCACAGATCGTGGGCCTCGGCTCCTACTCCGGTCTGACCACCGGCTACACCGCAGCGACCGACGGTGACAGCTACAGCGCCGCCGGCGCTGCCGATAAGCTCATCAACCTGGTCTATGCGGCGCGCATCGCCGGCTGGGAGCCTTCCGCCTGGATCATGCATCCGCGGGTCATGCAGTCCCTGGCCAAGGTCAAGGACAGCCAGAACCGCTACGTGCTGGAGTCTGTCGGCGGCGTCTACGGCGCCCCGCTGGCCATCCCGAACGTTGGCGCTCTGCCCACGCAGAACGTCTACCAGGTTCCGCCCTGGAAGGCCCTGCTCCTCGGCATCCCGGTGCTGTTCAGCAACCAGATCCCGATCACCGAAACGCAGGGCGGCTCGAGCGCTGCCACCCATCTCTATCTGGGCGACTTCAACCTCGCCCGGCGCTTGGTTCGCCAGGCGATCGAGATGGCGATCTCTGAGCACATCTACTTCACCACCGACCAGACCGCAGTCCGCGTCTCTGGCCGCTCGTCCATCGTCCTTCTCCAGCCGGCCGCTTTCATCAAGCAGGGCGGCATCATCGCCTAGTCGAAGCAGGGGCGGTCGGTCGTTGCTCCCCGGCCGCCCCGCAGCCTCGCTAGCGGAAAGGGAAAGATACGATGGCGCTCACTGGGAAGGCGCTCTTCAAGAGCGCGAACCTTATCGCAGGTACAGCGGTCATCAACTCCACGACCAACAGCACGGGCGTGGCGTTGCCGGACTGCGAGGAAGTCCTGGTGCTCGTCGACTGCACGGCGGTCGCTGGCTCGGGCATCCTCAACCCGATCGTCGTTCAGTACTCGCCCGATGGCGGCACCACCTGGGCCACGGCTCCAGGCGGGACGCTCGCCACGGTCAGCGCTGCCGGCCGCCAGGCGGTTCGCCTCACCGGCGTCGGCTCGCACAACGCCCAGTTCCGGTTGAACTGGACCCTCGCATCCGGGACCAGCGTCACGCTCGTGGCGGAGGCCATCGGCTTCCTGCCCCATGACAGCGTGAACGTGGCGGACCAGATCTGATGGTCGCCACCGGACGCATCGCCTCAAAGACCAGCCCCGTGCTCTCGTCCGGCGCTGTGATAAGTGCCAACGGCAGCAGCACGGGCCAGGACCTTCGGGGTGTGGGCGAGGTCATCGCGATCCTCGACGTGCTCGTGGTCGCGGGCTCCGCAACGCCCACCCTCAACGTCAAGCTCCAGGTCTGTCAGACGCTCAACGGCACCTATGTCGACATCCCCGGCGGCGCGTTTACCGCCGTCACGGCTGCCGGCCGCCAGACGCTCAAGCTGATCTCTGACATAGCCAGCGGCTTCGTCCGCGAGACACACACGGTCAGCGGCACCGGGCCGCAGTTCACGACCGCGCTAAATCTCGTCGGGCTCCAGCTCCACGACTCGGTCATCGCCGAGGCGATCTAGCCATCACGCGGGGGCCGAGTCTCCTCCCGGCCCCCGCATTTGTCCGCGCTTTGTCCGCGCTTTATCTGCGCATTTTTCGCAGCCTGCAAGGGGTAGGCCATGATCCTGGTCCGAGTCCCGATCGCGAACCCCGACGAGATGCTCATTGCCTACGGCGCGAACGCTGTGATCCGCGTGCAATGGTCCGCGACGCAGGTGGGCGGCTACGCCAACCTCGCGACCGCCCCGACGCAGGCCCTCGTCGGCACGACATACAGCTACCTGTTCCCGGACTCGGCCGGTGGCCCCAGCACGTGGTATCAGTTCCGCGTCGAGAATGCGGGCGGCACGGTGCTCGGCCCCTGGCAGGCGATCGGCGAGGGCGACGGCACGCTGCTCGCGACGCTTGAGCAGTGCCGGCAGGATCTGAAACTGGCCGGAAACTACGGCAACGACTGGCGCCTGCGCGACGGCCTGGTCTCGGCGTCAGCGTTCGTTGAGAACCGGACCGGCCGCCACTTCTACATCACGCCCAACGATGGGACGACGGCGCAGTTCCTCTTCGACGGCTGGGACGTGAACGACGGGGGCTCGGTTTGCGAGCAGGGCCGTTGCCTGCTCGTTCCGCGCGGAATCATCAGCCTGACGACGGTCGAAGTCGCGACGTTCACGGGCGACACGTATCACACGATCCCCTCGACCGACTGGTTCCTGCGGCCGGCAGCCCAGGAGCTGGACCCCGGCTGGCCGTACACCGAGCTCTGGCTGACCAACATCCCGAGCTCCGCCGACTCGACGCCGGCGTTCTATCCGGGCTTCGGCACGATCCGCCTGACCGGCGTCATCGGGTTCCGGCTGCCGTGGGAGATCAACGCCATGACGCGGCGTCTCGTGACCACCGCGTACCGCGCGAGCGCCGCCGGCGGCGCGGACCAGTACCAGACGGGCATGGATGGCCAGCGCAACTGGGAGCGGATGCTGTCAGGCAGCGACCTCCACACCCTGGCGCGCTACAGCATCAAGAAGGTGTGGATCATATGAGCGGCCTGTCGAACCAAGCCGCGGCCGCAATCGCCGCGAAGGCCATCGGCCTCTCGATCGTCGACGGCGCCAGCCCCCAGCCGCCCAACGCTATCCCGCCGATCACGCAGGGCAAGGTCTACGTGGTCGTCGACGGGCCGCGGATCCACAACGTCGGGGGCTCGTGGCAGGAGCGGACGTACACCTTCACGCTCCACGTCCTGATCGAGCGACCTGGAGACGCCGCGGCCGAACAGGCCCAGATCAACGACGCCGCGGATCTCTTCCTCGACGCCTGGGTCAATGGCGGGGCGCTCGGCGGGGTCGTCACGTTCAGCGAGATGGGCGACGTCGACACGACCAAGTTCTACGAGGTCGGGGGCTCGACCTACCAGAGCGCGGACTGTGAGC